GGTATATGGAATATCATTTGGTTCTACTTTTATTATAGATCCATCTTTAACAGTAAACTTAAATTCATCTATTGTATCATCATCAGTATATCCAGAACCTCCATCTGCAACTATGACTTTACCTACAAATGCTTCCTCACTTTCACCAGCTGGATAATTTTTACCCTCTGATATGATTATAATGTCAATTAATCTTCCAAACTCAGGTGAGTTAGGATCTTTATCAATTACAGCTCTACCATAAGCACCATATCCTTTATCACAATTATCAACAAAGGCAACAAGAGGTTCTTCAGTATATCCCTCACCAGGATATGTTATATCAACACCAATTATACTACCAGTCCTTTGAATATCACTTACTATACCTCCACTTTCCTCATCAAACTTTTCAATTATATTTCCTAAAATAATATCACCTGCAGCACCTTCTCCATCTCCACCAAAAATTTCTACTCTTGGAGTTCCACATTCAAATACGTTTCCAGTGTTACACTCAACTGGATCTACACTATCAAGAGTTGATCCAAATATTTCAAAAGAACCTACATTTTTTTCAAACTCAGTGGCTCCCTCTTGTATATTTTGTAAAGCTTTTTGTCCTTTTGCAAATGCCTGACTAAAAATTGTTCTCTGTTGTTGCTCACTCTTCGGATTTTTTGTGTGTGTTTTTAAAATATATTCATTAGAAACTGGGCAAGCATTTCTATCGTTACTATCTTTACATTGAAGTATGTTTGATGCCTTATTAAAAATATCAAGTCCCCCTGCCAATGCACCCTTTATAGTTCCAAAACCTTGTCCAATCAAACTAAACAAATCATCAATAGGATTAATTAAAGGACCAATTATTGAATCAATCGCATTGGTAACTTTGTTAGTGAGACCCCCTATAAAGTCTTGAACAGCACAGGTGACTGGATTTATCATGCCTTTTTTGACTGCATTTACCAGCATGTCTTTTATAGATCCAGTCACAGCCTTTGATACAGTAGCACCTAAACAGCCAAAAGCATTAAATAATTTTTGAATTGGTTTAAGCGCTGCACCATTGAATGCTTTGGTTTGTGCTAGTGCTGCTAAAGGATTTGGATTTGTACTAAAAAAGAATGATTGAACTCCAGATAATCCACTCTGTATAAAATCTACTAATTTATCCTCAAGAAGTCCACTCATTTGACCAGTTAGTCCTTTCATAATATCATCAATCAAACTTACTGTATCATTTAATTCATTATTAAAATCTAATGCACCTTCAAAAGCACCTGAAACTTTACCAAAAAAATCATCAAGGGTGTGTGTCAATTCATTTACGAATTGATTACCACAACCTGATGGAAATGCTAATAATGCTGCTTGTTTACTCATAACTTTATTTATTCCTCCAACTTAACCTTATATCTATTTTCCACTGTTTCTTTAATTTCATCAACAGCAGTTTCTAAATCTATTCCAGTTGAAGATTCTAGTTCAAGTTTTATATCTCGTAAAGTTTCGGGATTAACATCTTTAAAATTAGTCTTTAATTTAAATAAATCTTTTTTCAATCTGTTTGTGACCTCCTTTACCTTTGCAGTATCACCATCAATCAGTCCTTGTTTCACTGCTTGTGGTAGTGCTAATGCGTAAAATTCTGGATCTATTTCATTATTTGTGGCAGCATCCTCAAGTTTAGATAATAATTGACTTGTTAAAGGCATGCCAGGTAACCAATCTTCAGGATTTGTTTTTGTATTATTTTTTTTAGCATTTGTCTTCTCCTCAGTGTTTGATACAGTTCCCTCTATATTTGGATCTATACCTATATCCTGCACTTTTTCACTTGCATCCGATCTATTTGATTTATCAATTAAAGGCACTCCGCCTGGTGTTGCAGGTCCTGCTTGTTCATTAAATTCACCACTAATTATTCCATTATTCACTAATTCACCATAAAAACCTGATTTAGTTCCAAAAATTGAATCACTTATTGTAGTTGATCTTGTTCTGGTAAAAACTCCCAAGATGATTGTAGGACCTCCACCACCTCTTACACCATAAACAGTATCACCTTGACTGATTCTAACAGATCTTAATTTAAAAGCACCTCCCGAACCAGCAGTTGTAGGTAACAAAACGTATGCATAACTTAACTCATCATCAGTGACATTATCAATATTTGAATTGTCACCCATAATTCTTACTTTATATCTCCAACCCCAACCATTTTCAATTTGATCCTTTTGCGATTCGTAACCGACAACTTTTCCTGTCCAAGATTCAAGAGGTTTTTTACCATATTGTTCTTGACTACTTGCTTTAATAAACGGAGTTGAATTTACTGGTTCACTCATTTTGTACTCCTGTATAATCCATAAGTATCACGGGCTAGTGTTAATGATGTAAAAGAATTACTAGTATCGAAGTGATGGCATAGATGTAAAATAAGATAATATCCACTTCGATGTTCATTGTAAATTTGATCTAGTTTATTATCTTGAGTGATATTTTCAATGTATAATTTTATTACATCACCTGCTTGAAGTTGCACGTTACAGGGAACTTGTATGTCAACTAATTGAGTATGAAGTAATCCATACCTCATGTTTGCCATTGGCTCATATGTTGATGGACTGTTAATAACCTTTTCACTTACTCCCTTTTCATTTGCGCCAGGATTCACAACGTATGTGTATGATTTACAAAAATCTTTTGAATTTACTGGATTTTTTTGTTTACCCCCAAGATTAGTATTGCTTAATAAATTGATGATATTTTCATTATATTCTTGCGTAAGAGTATTGATTGTACACACTCTCACATTGTATTTTCCTTGACGCAAAGCATTTAATTGATTTTGATCTTGCTTTACAACTGGTGGAAAAAGCACTTTAAAATCATTTTTACTATTATCTAAATTTGCTTGTGGAGATGTGAAATAATTGTAAGTATGTGATTCTGCATAGGCATCATTACTAAAACTATCAATACCCTCATTGATTAAACCATCAATTGATTTAAATTTAAATCCACTTTGAGTTTCAAAAAAGAAATAACCAGGATCTTTACCATTTGCTGGTGTTGATTTTTTACACAAACCAAGAATTACATCAAGAGGTGGTTCATGATTTCCAACGACTTTATCTAAAGTGCTTGTTTTTTCAATATCACGTTTATCTTTTGGTATTTTTAATTCATCTAATATTTTTTCTACAACATCACTAATTGGTGCTTCTTGGTAAACTTTTGATAAAGATTTATTCGCATTATCAAAAGCATATTTTGAAACCATTGTTATATTTGCAACTTGCTTTGTATTTGCATCTATATTAAGTGGACTACCAAGAGTTTTCATTGGAGTCTTTGTAAAATTTAAATCACCGTAAGCTGTTGATATATTAAAAAATATATCCTCATTACCTTCAATGGGTAACGCATCTTTTATTGTCCCTCGGATACCTTTAGTATTTGCAACAGAACTACCAACATCCAGTTCGGTCATACTAGCAGTTAGCATAGGAGAATAGACACTTTCATAATAATCAAAACCAATTACTTTTCCACGAGTGTCTACTACAATACCACGTTCTGGTTTTGCTATCTGTAAAACTTTGTAATTTGAATAACCTACTGCAGACATTATGGATCAACTAAAATTTCTTTTTCATATACTAGGACTTCTGTTTTTACATCGTCACTAGTAAACACTGATATTGATTCGGCTTTATTATTTAGTGTAGAAGATGAGATAGAATCAGATACCTGTTTATAATTTTTCAATACGTTCTCATCCATTAAAGCTTGTTTGGGAAATGAGTTGACTATACCAGAAAATCTATCTTTTGAAAAAACTTTTTTCTTTGGCAGAACCTCAGATAAATTTTCTCGCATGGGATCACGAACTGACTTAGGCAATGCCATTCCAAGTCCAGTGTTATCTAAGATATTTTCATTCGTTATTTCATCAGATGTGTTGTCAGCATCTAATTTTTCAAAATTAGTTACATTTTTATCGACCCCTTCAACTTCATTTAAAAGAAGACTATTTTGTTTTTTAAGATCATCAACTCCCTTTTGTACAACATTTTTTGATTTATTACCTCCCGATATAAAATCTCTTACCGCATCATATAATCCTGTAAAAAATCCCCCAACTTTATCAAATTGTAATTTTACATTTTCAACTGCTGAATCAACTTTTGCTTTAATTTGTGGTAAATTATTCAATGCTGCACCAATAAGAAGAATGGAGGCAAAGTTTAAAACTTTAGATATGATATCAGAAGGTCCTTTGATGATAGATTGTTTTATTTTATTTGCAGACTTTGATATTGGAGATGAAAATGAAGAAATTCTCTTAGTTCTTCTCATATTAAGTTTATCATCTTTTTTTATTTTATTTCTTTTATCCGATAATGATTTGAATTGAGCGTTAAAATTATTAAACATCATACGAATGTTCTGAGCAGTTGATTTAAGTTGTTCTGCTTTTTCCTCTACCATTATGTGTATACCATACTATCAAACCCAAGTACTTTTGGAGTCTCAGTCATGTAAGCATTTGATGAATTTATTGAATTTACTGCAATAAAACTTGTTGCTGGTATTTCATTTGTTTTATCTATTACTTTCTTTTTTCTTCTATCTTCTGTGGTTTTAAACACTTGAATATTAAAATTATTTTTTGATTTTGCTAATGTTTTTTCATAGTTTGGAATAAACTTACCACTGAAATCTGCTTTATAAGCTCCATCAGTTGTGAATAGTTCCCCCTTGTGCACATTATAATCTTCTCCCTCTTTGCCGATACCACCAGCCATCATTTTTTTATTTTTTTTACCATATTTGTAGTACCTTTCAATACCAAATATAGGAACATTTTTTGCAAAACCAAGTTCTCTTGCAATATCAATCGCAGTAAACACCCATCCTATCGGTCCTGGAATTGCACTTGCAAGTGATAATAAACCACCAAAGGTGTCACCTGCCTTAAATCTTGCTACTGCAGCTATGAGATCAACAGCAATTCCACCAACACCAAATGCAAAATCACCAGCAACACTTCCGATTACACGAGATAAAAGTTTACCACCCACACCCCTCTTAACTAATTGCTTACCTGCCTGTTCTGCTACTTCTCCTTTTAGATTTTTACCAGGTGTCATTGCTTTTAACATTCTTGAAAAAATATTTTCTTTAACAACCTTTCCACCACTAGTTGTAATTTTACCTTTAGGTTTAACAACTTTTGCTCCTTTCCCTCTAACAAATCTATTAAACAAATAAAATGGATCAAGAAATTTGACCAATTTTAACAGTCTTCTTCCTAAAACAAGAGTGGCTCCAATACCAAGTGCTCCAATACCCAAAGATAGAAATGGGTTTTCTTTTACAAAATCAAATATATCAGTGATTTTTTTAAGATTCTTTGGATCTTGTAACCATTGAAATGCTGTATTTGCTGCAAGACCAGTTAGTAGTATTCCACCAAGATTTACTAATTTATCAAATACACTTGAGAATGGTTTCACTACTTTGTCAGCAGTCGATTTTATAAATGAATTTACTTTTTTACGACTCTCTAATCTTTCTTCCTCATCATCTCTTCTTTTACCTAATTTATTTTTTCTTTCTTGATCTAAAATACTTTTTTGATTTGCTAATCTTAATTTAAAATCTTTCTGTAATTGACCTGCAATATCAGTTAATATAATATTAGTTGATACTAGTGACTCCTCAAGTACATTTACTTTAGGTGTTATCTTATCTCCTATTTCAACTTTTTGTGCTTTAAAAATATTTTTAAGTACAGTTATCTTTCTTTCATTATTGGCGACTCTCTTTTCTATTGCACCACTACCAAATGTAAAAGTGCTTTTATTAATTTTAGGTGTTTTAACTGTATCAGGTTCCACTTTGTTGTGCCTTTAAGTTTTCCTCTTCAATGTGTTGCTGTAATAATGATATGTATATTTCACGTTCCCAAGGGATCATGTTTTCTATCTCAGTCAAAGAGTATTTATGATGCTGAATCAAGGCAAAGTTAACTTTAAAGTATGACTCTAGATTCGTGTGAGCCATACCTAACTGAAAAAAGCTGCCAATCCCTCCAATACTACCTCTGATTCAACCTTTGTTTGTGGGTTTGTTACCTTTACTTTGTGAGAAAGTTTAGGCATAGTTGTAAAGAAGTCCTCTATCATTTTAAATTGTTTAGTATTCAACTGATCTATAAACTCTCCAAGTTCTTTTTTTGTTGAATCAGACCCATTCCAACTCTCTTCTTCATTGTATATCATGTCAATACATGATGTTATCATGCTAAGAGTATTATTAATATTATCTTTCTCATCACCAGCTTCAAAATTTGATTCTATAAATTGATCCAAAGATGGATATTTTAATTTTATTGAGAGATTATCATCAAGTTTAATTGTACTCTTATGTTCCTCATCTTTTTGAACTTTGATAGTATCAATGTCTATAGAAACTTGCACAGAGGTTTTATCATCATCAGGACAAGTAATATTTACTTCTACATTTTCTCCTACAGACTTAGCACGAACATTTAAAAACAAATATTCAATATCAAATGTAGCAAGATTTTGTATTTTAACTCCTCTAGTAAGGATACAAGCACTCAATATCTGTACAACAGCATTAGTAATTTGTTTCATATCTTCAGATTCTAATGCCATGATTAAAATCTTCTCCTCTCTAACTAAGAAAGGTCTATACTTTATTTTTTTGCCATTTGAAGGCAACACCAAATCAAATGTTGGTGTACTAACTTTTGGTAAAGGCATGATAAATTATCAACTCAGTAAATTTATTTATATGGGTTTTCTAACCGTTTACTATATAGCGATCATAATTGAAAGATACTGTGACTTTCAAAATATCTGCTGATCCATAACTCACTGGTATAGATGACATTGATTTAGGAAAAACATTTACAAATCTATATCTAAGTGTTCTCTTATACTCTTTTTCAAATTTATTGATATACATTGTATTACATTTGTATGAGTCAGGATATCTCATACGTCTGTAAAATGCTCTTTCATCTTGATCAAGTGAGGAATTTGCACCACTTGATATATACTCCATCCATCCCTCAAAAGTTTTTATAACATTATAATCATCATCAATATAAAAAGAAAAATCAATATCAGTATAAATTCTTGTATGTGCGAACTGTTGAGGAACTCCCATAAAATTATCTCTTACTTCAGCTGTTGCATAAGCAGTCGTAGGTAAACTTGCATCATTACACAGAATGCCAGCTCTTCTTGATATAAATGGTTTAACATCACCAAGTCCACTATAAGATGCAAGGTATGATTCGACTGAGGGTGTCAACGAAGAAAATGTTACAAGAAAATGGTTGGTTTGTGCCAATGGACCTACTAAGGCATTGGCAATTGACATGTTATATGGTTTTACTAATGATTCTCGCACTCTAAATACGTATATATTGTTATTTCTATTTATGTCATATAAAGGAAAATATTATCCTTCATACCCAAAAAAGTACAAAGGTGATCCTACAAACATCATTTATAGGTCACTTTGGGAGAGAAAATTCATGGTTTATTGTGATCGGAATGAGAGGATACTTGAATGGGGAAGTGAAGAAATCGCATTACCATATCGTTCTCCTGTAGATAATAAGGTTCATAGATACTTTCCTGACTTTTACATTAAAGTTGAAGAAAATACTGGTCTTATCAAAAAATATTTGATAGAGATTAAACCATTAAAACAAACAACAAAACCAAAAAAACCAAAAAGACAAACAAAAGGTTATTTAAGAGAAGTATATGAATACGCTAAGAATCAAGCAAAGTGGAGAGCAGCAACAGAGTATTGTGAAGATCGTTTATGGGAATTTAAAGTGATGACTGAGAAAGAGTTGGGAATCAAATGAGTCGTATCGCACCACTTGTAAACAATCTCGTTGGCAGTGAAGATGCTGATGATTTGATGATTGAAATAATGAATGTTTTAAGAGGCAGTGAACAGTCAATACCTGAAATTGGAAAGATATATGTTTTTGTTTATCAACCTAAAACATCTGGTAGATATGATCAGAATCCACTCGTGGCTGTGACAAATATTTTTGATTGGGGGTTTCGTGGAATAAACTTTCACTGGGGTCAACCTCGTCAATATACCTTTCAGGAAGTTGTCGGCCAACTCTATCAAGTCACAAATGAGGAGTTACAAGATCTAAATACTATACCATTTGCAAAATTCCTTATAAATAACTAAAAAGATAACATGACAATAAGTATAGGTAATATAAAAGACGCAGAATTTAGTGAACAGCAGAAGAAGAATAGTCCTGGTTATCAAGCAGCAACTGGTGATTTATTTAAATCGAACGTTACTGGTGGGCAAACTTATGCAAATAGTATTAACGTATTAAAAGGTAATAATGCTGATGTGGTGCCTGGCACCCGTATCAATGAAATTGGACAAGTAAGTAATCAAGCATCAGAGGGAAATTTTAGAGATCAGTTTCCAGATACAAGAACTCGGATAGATAATGAAACAAAAGAAAGATTAAGAAGATACTCAAAGAAAAGAAGAGGAGGAGTTTTAAGATATCCATTAGAGGCACTGACAGAGCATACAGATTATTTACAAATTGATATTGAAGAATATGTACCAATAGGAGATAAATATGTTTCTGCACCTGGCGATGATAATCGTTATGTCAAAGGTAATTTTATCACAAATCGTGCTGGGAGAAGATCTGCGAATCGTTTATCAACCAAACCATTGGTAAATGCTGGAACAATATTGTTACCAATACCATCAAATTTATCAGATTCAAACAATGTTCAATATGGTGACTCAAGATTAAATGGTCTTGCAGCAGTTGGAGTCGAAGCTGCTGAAGGAGTAATGACCACTGACTTAACACAAGGTTTAAGTGGAACTCTTGAACAATTAGGTAAAGTTAGAAAACAAACTTCGGAGACATTAAGAACGGGAACGTCAGCAGGAGCAGCTTTAAATGTATTAAATAAGGCACTTGCATCAGAGGCAGTTAATATATTTGGTGGTAATGTAACAGTAAATGATTTACTATCAAGAAGTAATGGTGAAATTCTTAATCCAAACATGGAATTGTTATTTAACAATGTCACATTAAGAAACTTTAGATTTCAATTTAAGTTAACACCTCGCAATGAAAAGGAATCAAAACAAGTCAAATTAATCATTCGTGCATTTAAGAGAAACATGGCGGCACAAGCTCAAGGTGGAGTAGTTGGATCAGGTAATTTCTTTCTAAAAACACCTAACGTATTTAAATTAAGGTATCGTACAGGAAGAAAGAATCATCCATTTTTAAATAGATTTAAACAATGTTTCTTAACGGATATGCAAACGACTTATACAGGTGAGGGAGTATATGCAACATATGATGATGGCACACCAGTTTCAATGTTATTAGATCTCTCCTTCAAAGAAATACAACCAATTTACGATATTGATTATGATGAAAGACCAGGCACAGAAGCAGTAGGATACTAATGGGTTATTTCAGAGAACTTCCAA